TTAAAATAGAAGATGAAGATGAGAAAAATAAAGATACTAAAAAATTCAACAGCAAACTTATTGGAGCATATGTAGCAATTTTTGTCATAATTCTAATTTTGGCATTCATTACTATGCCTCCTTGGTTAAAATTTATATTATTTTCTCTCTTTTCTTGTGCATTTGGTGTAATTTTAGGATATAGAAAATCAGGATTAAATCCTGGTATTGTTAAAAGTGCTTTATTCGGAACAGCTAGTATTTTTGTTACTATGTTTGCTTTTGGACTAGCATTAATAGCAAGCGGTATTAAATTAGGTTTAACATTTGGACTTGGTTTATTTTTCGCTCTATTATTTTTAATAATTATAAGCATTGTCCAATTTTTTATTACTGAATCTTCATTTTTAAAAAAAATAATAGTGATTGCTTCATTAATGATATTTTCGTTATATATTATGTATGATACTAATAGTATATTACAACGCAATTATAATGGAGACTTTATAACAGCATCGTTAGATTATTATTTAGATATAATCTATATTTTTAACGGGTTATTAACAGGACTTGAGTTAGGGGATTAAATTAATTGAATAATTTATTTTATGTTTAAAATCTCATGTTTAATATAAATTTATGGTATAGGAATAAATTTCCACCCTAAATCTTCACATATTTTCTTCCATATTTGGTCTTGTTCTATGCGTTTTTCACGATCTTTTAACATAGGAAAATATGGCAAAAAACTGCGTTCATTTAACAATTCACATAATTTATATAATGTATAATAATAGTTTAAAAAATTAACCCTATCTTTAGGACAATATTTAGAATAAGGTTTTTGTAATTCCATAAATAAATTACACAATGTTTCTTCGAGTTCTGCACTCATTATTGGTGGTCTTATTCCTAACTTATCTTTTATAAATGGAATATGTTCATAATATTTATTGTAACCCAAGTTTTTCAATATTTCTTTGGTTTTCTTATTTGTTAAGTCATTAAGACTTATACGTTCTTTTTTGATTTGATTTTTAATATTTTCAAATACTTCATCAGGTATATTTGTGCTTTCTTTTGCTTGAAACTGTGCTAATATTTCTTTTAGATGATTTATTCTTTTATAAGCATAAAAGCATACCTCTTTTGGTGGTTCTTTATAAGAAGGTTTATCTATTTCAATTAAATATTTAATACTATTAGAGCAATTACTACATATAGACATTCCTTCACTTTCTACGTATACCATTTCTCCTCTTTTACATACATTACATATATCTGATGGATAAATAAATTTATCATAATTTAAATATTTAGAATCAATATTGTTGAAATATTTATCAATAAAATTATTATTGCTTGTTTTAATATAATTTTCATCTGTTATTTTAGCATTATTTGTTTCATTATTTATAGTATTGTTTGATTCATCTGAAATATTTAATGAAAAAAATTGTTTTACTATATTATTTTTGTCTGAATTCTCAAATGTATCATTAGTAGAAATATTCTTTTTATTTTCAAAATAATCAAATATGTATCTAGAATTATTTAGATAATAATTCTTTTCTTTATTCTTGAGAGATTTTATTAAATTTTTATACTTATTAATATTATCTACTATTTCCAATTTATTTTTTGATTTATTTAACATAACTTCAAGTTTATCAATTTGTTTTAGATATTTAGGAATAACTACTTCTTCATTATGTTTGAAAGATTTTATTATTTCATTATGTTTGCTATCCAATGTAGTTTTAATAGCATTAAATTTTTTCATTTACTAGAGATTATATTTTTAATGTAGTAAAAATTTATATGATAATATTTTTAATTAATTAATTTAATTTAATTAAATTAATTAATTAATTAAATTAATTTACAAAAAATTTTTTTCTTTAGGAATATTATAAAAAAATGGCTGGTGGATTAATGCAATTAGTTGCCTATGGCGCTCAAGATGTTTATTTAACAGGTAATCCTCAAATTACCTTTTGGAAAGTAACTTACCGTCGTCATACCAACTTTGCGATGGAATCAATTGAACAAACTTTTAATGGTCAAGCGGATTTTGGTCGCCGCGTTACATGCACCATTTCACGTAATGGTGATTTAGCTTACCGCACTTACTTACAGATTACTCTTCCTGAAATTGGCCAATCTTTAGGTAATACTTCCGCAACAAGAGGCGAAGATGTATATGCCAGATGGTTAGATTTCCCAGGCGAGCAATTAATTTCACAAGTAGAAGTTGAAATCGGTGGTCAAAGAATTGACCGTCAATACGGTGATTGGATGCATATCTGGTGCCAATTAACTTTATCAAAAGAACAAGAACGCGGATACTATAAAATGATTGGTAATACTACTCAATTAACCTATATTTGTGATCCAGATTTTGCCGAAGTTGATGGTCCTTGCTCTGCTGATGGCATTCGTCAAGTTTGTGCTCCACGCAGAGCGCTTCCAGAGACAACCCTATATGTTCCATTACAGTTCTGGTATTGCCGTAATCCTGGTTTAGCTCTACCTTTAATTGCTTTACAATACCACGAAGTAAAAATTAATTTAGACATTCGCAACATTGAAGAATGCTTATGGGCTGTAGATAGACTTGATGGAACTGGTGAAAAAGTTATTAGCGCATACAAACAATCTTTAGCTGCGGCATCTTTATTCGTTGATTACATTTTCTTAGATACTGACGAACGCAGACGTATGGCACAAAACCCACACGAATACTTAATTGAACAATTACAGTTCACAGGCGATGAATCGGTCGGTTCGTCATCAAATAAAATTAAATTAAATTTAAATCATCCTTGCAAAGAATTAATCTGGGTCGTTCAACCAGATTCGAATGTTGATTATTGTTCTTCAATAACAACTGGTACCGAACTAAATAAACTATTGGGTGCTCAACCGTTCAACTACACCGATGCATATGATGCCTTACCAAACGCGGTTCATGCTTTTGGCGGTAAAAATGCAATTTCTACATCTGGAACCGGCGCTACTAGCAATGCTTTTATTAATGCTAGTGGAATGTTCCAAGATCCATTTGCTAATGATGTTTTGGCAAGCGGTACAACTGGATGGGGTGGTGCTAATAATTCTTCAGAGTCGGGTGTTTCGGATGCTGGCACTTTCGTTTTAGCCGAAACTGCGTTAGATATGCACTGCTGGGGTGAAAATCCAGTTGTTGTTGCCAAATTACAATTAAATGGTCAAGACAGATTCTCTGAGCGTGAAGGCACATATTTTGACTTAGTTCAACCTTTCCAGCACCACACTCGTGCGCCAGACACCGGTATTAATGTTTACTCGTTTGCTTTAAGACCTGAAGAACATCAGCCATCTGGCACATGCAATTTCTCACGAATTGACAATGCTACTTTACAGTTAGTTTTATCTAATGCTACTGTATCCGGTGTAAGCACTGCTAAAGTAAGAGTTTATGCTGTGAACTACAACGTTCTCCGCATTATGTCGGGTATGGGTGGTCTTGCTTACTCGAATTAAATAACATGTTTATTTCAATTTCAATTAAAGTTTTATTTTTTTTATAAAATAATAAAACTTTGGTGCTTATAAATATATATTTTAAAATATATAAGCAGAACTTATGAAAACATCCTTAGTGGTTAATAGTTTTTATATTACATATATTTTTTTAATTACTACATCAGTAATTACATTTATTGAAGCATTACGAAGTCCTATTCCACAAGTCCGTCATATTTTGAATTTAGAAACATGTATTTCGATTATTGCTAGTTATTTTTATGGATTATTTATTGTCGAAATAGATAAAACAAAAAAAGACGAATCTATAAAAGATGATAATAACGATTCTATTGATAATCTTCCTTTAGAAAAAATTAATAATATGCGTTATTCGGATTGGGTAATTACCACTCCTTTTATGTTATTGGCGCTTTCCATGTTATTAGGTTACGAAAATAAAATACCAGTTAGAATTAAACCATTTTTATTAGTCATATTTTTTAATTTTTTAATGTTGGGTTTTGGATATAGCGGAGAAATAGGTTT